CCCAAAAGCGACAAACCTCTTCGCAAACTCGAAGCACTTACGTACTCCGGGCAGCGACTTAGATAGAGAGATATTGACTCCCATCTTCCCCATCAGTCTTAAGTACTCCGCGGCGACGGCCCGGTCAAAGATGACCAGGTCGTCACCGAGGATGCCGTAATCCTCGAACCAACCCTTCTTCCCTACACGTTTCGCAGACCACTGGACCACCATATGGTGTGCCAGGGTGAATGCTGCCCAGCTTGAATGGGCCCCCATTGGCTGCCCGACTGCATAAAACAGTGGGGCGAACGATTCCCCCATTTCAGGAGGAAGCCGACCGTACGGGACGGTCAGTCGGTCACTAAAGTGACCGGCCGCCTTACCCGGACGGACTGCTGGATAGGCGTAACCACGCCCAACCAAAAGTTCTCGCCAATAGGAAGCCACCTTCTCCCCAAACAACACTTTAATGATAGATTCCTGAGCCCAGACCGGAAATCGGTCTGTCGCGGAAGACAAGTCGAAGGAATAGAACTTCCGACCAGTGTGACAACGGGACAATAAATATTGAACCGTCTCACCCTGATTGAAAGTACCATCCAGACGAACGTCCCCGCGATTAAGAGAACCCAAGAGATTCAAAAGAAACTCATGGATTCCCCGCAGAGCCGATTGGCTCCAGAAATCTAACATCGCGAACACCCGTACCTTACCCGGTTCCTTCTTGAAAGCAACTCTTCCGAGCGCTCCCAAGCGACCCCCACCTACAAAGTAGGGCCACTCAAAGGAGGAAGGATCACTCCGAGCTGCGGTTCTAACAACCGCCGTAACATCCATCGATTCAACCTCCGTACAATAACCATTGAACGCAGGCCAAAGCGATGAATTATACAAAGCCAGAGCATCCTTCTCGACGTTGCACATAGCAACGGTCCCCTGAGTTGAATTGGGGCCGGAAGTCATCAAGGGCCGATAAATGGAGCCAATGTAAGGAGAGACACGGCGACGGAGGCCCTGGTAAATACCAATGACCTCAGCAGCCACCCGACTTCTCTTACGGAGAAGACGGGCCGCCTCATCCATAAATTGGTTCCATTCACCCTCAACCCCATCCCACCCCCTAAAAGGGAGGAGGATAGAGTCTACATTCACTCGGATCGGAACCTCGATTACTCGATAAATTCCGAACAACGTAAGCCACAGCCGGATGGGACCAACAGCCCCACCCCGGATGTAACGACGGTGCTCCGAGGGAATGACCCTTGGCAACCCGGATCTGGTAACAGATACCGCCACCCCAAGGTCCCTACACTCTACCTTCCGACCTGCAACAGCATTCTGAAATAATACTGAGCAAGCCTTTAAGTAGATCGAAAGCCCCTTCAATCCCTGCTTCCGAACCAATGGTATGCAGTGACCTACAAAACGGTATACTGCTCCCGCATAAGTATGTGACGTGTACCCTATGACTAGAAAGACGATTCAATTGAGTCGTCCTAATAGCCACGGACGGGATTTTAAACCCGTCTGCCAGGCCTTTAAGGACCAAAGACTAGACAAATAATGCGTGGACTTACGCCCACGCACATTAACAGTGTTTTTCATTGTTAGTGATTAAAATTATTTATTTAGTAATTGGTCCCCAGAGGCCCCTTCGGTTTCCCCTTCGACTCTTAGAACTAGCGCAGCACAGCAGTGCCTCGTTACCGAGGTGACATCCTCGGAGCTAGGTAGAGTCTCCTCCCGACCTTTCGGCGGGGATGGGGGGGCCGCAGGCACCGTGTGAACGGTCCTCTAGGGTGACGGTTCAGCCTCCATACTGCACTTCTCCCAATATGAGAGAATGCGTTGCAGGAGATGCTTGCCGTCTCACTCATCTCTGAGTGTCACATGCTTGGGCGGAATTACCATTTGGAGGATAGCCAGGTGATTACCGGTAAGGGCCTCGGTTCTTAAATCCGAGTGTTGCTTACCCGATGGGGCTGGCTCCCCAACGG